TATTATCTCGCCAAGCCGATGATAAACAGCGCTCAAGTCTGATGATATGAGATCTAGCCCCGTATCGCTAGCTCGTTTTTCAAGCATCAGACATTCTTTTTGAAGTTCGCATAACTTGTTATACCTGCTCATTCTTCGCCTCCTGCAGCGCTCTCTCCATATCTTTTCTAGTCTTGATAAGAATTTGTTTTCTTTGCTCATCCGTTAAATTGTCAATTCTCTCGACTAGGTTCGTTCTAAAATCTTGATATTCATCAGTAGTATGTGTACCCATAAAGTACGCCATGGCATCATCTATGCCTCTATCTTCGCAAATTATGACCGTTCTGCAGTAAATGGCGGCCTCATTAGCGATTCTTTTTAGACCATCTTTATCGCTTGTTGGCTGGTCTAGTATCGCCTCTACAATCTGCTTGATGGTTGATACCTCAATCATTTTCACCTCCTTTTACATAAGGGAACACTCGTCGAATGCATACCCTGTAATATTTATTATCACCTTTTAACTTAGGCTTAATTCCATCCCTTATTTCGAAAAAGCATAGTTCTCCATCTTCTGTCATTCCTCCTTGGCCAACATGACTGTCATCTACAATAGTTCCATCATCCCTCATAAATATCACTTCTTGATTATCAATTATCATTCTTCACCTCCATTGGCCTAGTATCTGTAAACACGGTTGGGTAGCCTCTGACTGATTCGATAGTGAACTCAAGCTCACCTAGGTCATAAGGTTCGCTCATAGATATAAACCTAATTGGTAACCTTTCTCCTTTGTAATAAAATTCAACAGCACCACTTATTGGGTCTTGATATATTGTAAGACCTTGCTTCCCCATTAGTCGTCCTCCTTGTATTCGCACTCATAATGCCCACCCTCAGCTGGATCTATCACATTCGGAGGATAGGTAGCCTGCACCATCATCCGACTAAAAATTTCTTTAAGCTCATCAGCCCTGTAATCACTCTTGTCAGATTCGTAAATTATTTTCGAGTTATCAATCTCTAATGTTATTCTCATTCTTCACCTCCGAAAAGCAAATCCATATCGTCTGTACAACCTTCATAATAGACTTCTCTTATATAAGAAATGTCGCTTCCCATTTGTGTGCCATTCCAACCATTAAACCTAAATCCATTATCTTTCAGCCTTTTCCATGCCTTGAGCTTACGAACTGCCAGCTCGGCTTCTTCTCTTGATGAAAAGTAGTTACCACATAGTTTCCTTATCATCCAGTTGTTTGGTGTATCACCAATTTCGTCCAGTAATTCACTTGAATATCGCATGTGACATAAATCATCGATATACCAGTAACCTTTGTCTTTCGGTCCTTCGTAATCTTCCCACTCTGCGTTGAGTTCGGCGAGAGAGTTATATTTAGCTAGTTGTACCCCATTCTTATCCATGATAATCAAAACTGTTTCATTCCAATTTTTTGAAATAAAATAGCCTATCTCCCCAGTCCGTTTATTTTTGAGTTTCATCTATCGCCCTCTCCAAATCGTTTAACTCATCTATTTCTTTCTCAGTTGAGGTTCTAGAGTTGTTAATCTTCTGGTAACCGTTGTAGATTAAGTCCATACCATCTCTCAATCTGTTGTACTCAGAGCGAGATAAGTCCTTAATCAAACACACTATTATCTCTAGCTTCCGCTCAGTAGAGTAGATCTCAGGAATTGGTTCCACGGTTTTCCTATTTAGAAATTTCATATTCTTCTCCTTTTTCGTTTAGTTTCTTCGTGGCGGCTACTGCAACTTTGAGCCACCATTTGTCATGGGTTTTGCGGTATTGCATAGTAGCAACCGACTCAATGCACTCAATCAGAACCCGTTCCTTCATTCTCTGTCCTCCTTGCGCGCTCGCCTTCGCCATTACGGACGCCAGCTCTAGTACTTTTTAGACCACCGATGGCTCCTACTAGCCTTGCTCGTTCTCTACCAGTGAGGCCATCTGCTCCGACCTTATCGCTAGCAAATCCACCAGTTTTGGATAACTTCCCTCCCTTTTTCCCCATAGCCACCATGTGGTCACGTATAGCTTCTTCGCTTCCAAATCGCTTTATCATAGTAGACCACCACAACGATACTGCTTTGTCGTGGCCCTTCTCCCCCTTCTTCATTCTTGACATTTCTACCTCCTAAATTTTAGATATTCATCAATCTTCTGAATCGCCTGGTCGTAGCCAATAGCGAAATCAGCTTTGTAGCCTTTGTCCTGTAAACACTTGAGGACGCTGGCTTGTTCGGCGATGTGCTCACTCGCCCATTCGCCATTCTTTTTCTTTAGCCTCACTCCATCTTTCTTCAACTCTAAGAAAAGAGCATGCCATTCGTAATCCCAACTACCATCAATGCACCTCGGTGCAGGCTCGGCTATCAGCATATCCGGCCAAGCTCTGCGCCCACCGTTCTGCATCTTCTGTACCTTTGCCTGCCAGGGCCTTAGTTTGGCTCCGGCTCCAAAGTCGCTGCGGAAAAGTACATCTGGATACTGCATTCGTAGATAAAGAGCTACGTTAGCTTGTATTTCTGCTTCACTCATGTTCAAACCCCTCCCAAATATCGCCTACAAAGCAATTAGAAGCGTCTAGAGCGTGCTTTTGATACAATTCCTTAATCCTCTTCATCTCGTAACTTACATCACGTCTAGTGGCCCTTTCTGAGAGCCACTGGATAGCTCCAGTGGCAGCATCTTTTGGTACCTTCCACTTGATCATGCTGTAGATGGCACTTAGTTGAGCATTTGTAGGCATATCACTCCAAGTCATGCCTTCTCCAATTCTTCTTTCTTCTTCGTAAACGCTGGTTTAAGGATGTCTGCTTGTTTATCACTAAGCCTCAGTCCCATCCAGTATTTCAGAAGCTCATCTGTTGTCTTAATCTTCGCTATCTCACCTCTGACCTTCTCAAAGTCAATTTTCTGAGGCCCACTTGATTTGGTCGATTGGTTCTTGATTGCGTTTGCTACTTCCTCGCTACTAGCAATTGACGTATCAATACCTATTCCTAAGAAACCAAGGGCTCTACCAACTGCGCTCGTTTCGCAGTTCTCGATATACGAAGTCTTGTTGATGAAGCTACTTGATTCTTTCTCGTAAGCATGACCCGTAGCCATGATTTCTCCATCTTCGTTCTTAACCGTAGCCTTGAATACGCAAACACCACCTTCGTTGGATAGCATTTCAGTCTGAATGCTCCATCCTACGTAATTGGCCCTAAAGTGCTTGACTCTCTCATTGACTTCTACGTACTCTGTACCTTTTATGTTGACTGTTTTCATTACCATACTGCCTCAAAGTTTCTAATCTTATCACCGTCTCTGATAAAGATGAATGGCCCCCAAATGCTCTCTGTCTGTTCGAGCTCGTTGTAATTAACGTTGATTTTCATATTACCTCCATAGATGCGGGCAACCATTTAAGCCAGTATGAAAAAGATTTGAGTAAAGTGTAATAAAGAAAAGGTTACTCTTGGCTTTTAAGGTTTTATGCCAGTTGCCCGCTTTAGATTGTAGTGTGCTCGTGCAGACAGTCTGCACGGTTTGAGCCACGAGGAAGATTGTGTGGGATCAAAATGGCGATGTGTTTCGTGGCTCAGACTGTGCAGATGTCTACCCTGCACCTAAATAGTTAAAGTTAATTTTCGTACCAGAATGGCATTCTGGTTTGTTTGGTGGAGTTTACCTCGATGTACTCATCATGATCGAGATTCCCGACCATGAACACCGCTAGTACGACCAAGATTACTCCGATGATTGCTAATAGTTTTTGTTTCATTTTTACCTCCTAATTGGTACTCATCTGCCTAGGGTAGTGGGGGCTGAACATTACAAAAATCGAAAGAATCCCCCACTACTCTAGACAGATAAGCGTGTTATGTTTGTTTATCTGCCAAATTGTTAAACAACCCGAAAATGAAACCGATAGCAAAACAAGCCCCAGGGGAGCTTGTTTGTAATTTGTGTGGATTCGTTAGCTAAAACTTGACGAACCACATTCTACATTGTGCGACATTAAGACTTACTATCCGTGCGCGAATACTTTCTCGCCGCACCTACTTAGAAGTCCTTGCCTTATCTACAAGCTCCTTGGTTTTCATTTTTGTAATGTTCAATTTCGATACCTCTATATTAGCAAAAATGTCTATAAATACTATACAAATAAAAGAATTTTTAAAATTTATTTTTGGATATGCACTTATTATATTATCAAATTTAATAGCAACATTAATTTTAGATTGTTATTATGAATATAGATTAACTTTAATAATTTAT